CCTACGGCCTTCTGAACGATCCGGGCTTGCCCGCTTACGTTCCGGTCGCTGAAGGCGAAAGCACCAGCACGAATTGGTCTGAAAAGACCTTCCTTGAAATCTGCGCGGATCTTCGCACGGCTTTCGTCGCGCTGCGTACACAGTCGCAGGACACCATCGATCCGGAAACGACTTCGATCACGCTGGCGATTGCCACGAACGCGGTCGATTACCTGACCACGGTGACCAACTTCGGCATCAGCGTCCGCAACTGGCTGACGAACACCTATCCACGCACCCGCGTTTGCAGCGCGCCGCAGTTTAATGCTGCGAACGGTGGCTTGGGCGTGTTCTATCTGTTCGCCGACTCGGTCGTGGATACGTCCACGGACGATGGCCGCACCTTCGGCCAGTATTGCCCCGCCAAGTTCCAAGTTCTCGGCGTTGCGAAACTCGCCAAGGGCTACGAAGAAGATTATGTGAACTCGACGGCTGGCGTGATGTGTAAACGTCCCTATGCCGTGGTTCGCTATAGCGGCATTTCGAATAATACGCCGTAAGGTTCTTTGACGGCACGGTAACGGCGAAGAAAAGAGGATGGGGGCGAAAGCCCCCGTCTTTACCACCCACCACCAAGGAGTCCAAAATGCCCAATCAAGTTTTCGTTTATTCCACCCTGACGGCGCCGAATCTTTACGTTGAATATGCGAAGAACCCTGACAAAAGCCTTAACCGCATCACGCGCAAGGTTCTTATTCAGGGCGGCGCGAATGTCGCCAATCGCAAAACGCTTGTGACGCCCAACGGCGTTGTCACCAAAGTTTCAGCCGAGGATTACGCCTGGCTGCAAGATAACAAGATGTTCAAGTTCCACGAAAAAGCCGGATACTTGCGCGTTGTTCTGGTCAAGCCCGACACCGATGAAGTCATCAAGGACATGGTGGATCGCAGCGATGACAGCCCCATCAAGCCCGAAGACTATCTCGCTCCGGGTTACACGGGTTCCATCCCGCAAGGCGATGTCAACGCAAGCGATATTCCGAAGGACAAGGGCGATGGCGCGCCGCCTCCCTTCTGTCCATCATGGATCGCATTCGCCGCATGGAATAATCCATGGCGGTGCCGTTTTCTTTAGATCCGGCAAAGTTCCGCGAAGCCTATCCAGAATTTTGCGATGTCGCCGTATGGACGAACGCAAAACTTCAGATGTATTGGGATACGGCCACCAACTTCATCGCCAACTGCAATTATGGATGGATGAAGGGTTCGCCGCGCGAACTCGCCATCAATCTCATGGTCGCGCATCTGGCAAAGCTGTCGGCTCTTATCGCTGCCGGCCAGACTCCGGGCATCGTCACGGGTTCCACCATCGACAAGATTTCGGTCACGCTTGAACCGCCGCTGGTGAAGAACAAATTCGACTACTGGCTTTCCCTGACGCCCTACGGACAGGAATTGCTTGCCCTTCTCGGCGTGTGGTCGGTCGGCGGCTGGTCGGCTGGCGGCAGTTTCACGCGCTCTGGATTGCGCGGCAACGGCATCCCGCTGTGGGGGTAACATGCCCAAGATCACCAGAACGAACCCCAAGGCGTTAGAAACGCTGAACGCGCGCCTTAAAGAACTGGACGGCTGGGAAGGTAAGGCCGGCTGGTTTCAGTCCGCCGTTTATGCCAATGGGACGCCGGCAGCCTATATCGCATCCATCCATGAATTCGGCGTGGCCTCGAAAAACATCCCACCGCGGCCATTCATGCGCCCGACCATTGACAGGGACGCAGGGGATTGGGCTGTCACCATGGGACATGGCGCCGCCGCCGTCCTGAAGGGCAGCGCGACGGCTTTCGATGTTTTCGAAGGCGTTGGCCGCAAGGCCGCTGACGGCATCGCCAAAAGCATCAGCCTTGTTCTGACGCCGCCCCTGAAGCGCGCAACGATCATGGCGCGGTTGCGCCGGCGCAAGAATAAGGAAATCAGCCAGACTTTGCAGAAGCCGCTTGTCGATACGGGCTTTCTTTTGCAGCGCGTTGACCATACCACCGAGCGGGCCGGTTCATGAGCGTTCCAGGCAGCAACATATTGGCGCAAGCCCTGACGGTCATCCAGCCGCAGACCTTCGCCTATGCCAAATATAAAACGCGGACGCGCCAAGGGAACGGCTTGTGGCTTTCGACATACAATCAGCCCGTGAACGTGCAGGGAAGCCTTCAGCCGGTTTCGCGCGAATTGATGCAAGACCTTGGCCTTGATATGCAGCGAAATTATGTGAATATTTTCCTGCGGAAAGCCGTCATCGACATCGACCGCGATGTGGCCGGCGACCAGTTCGGTTATGGCGGCCGCCTTTACGAAGCGATTTCGAAAACGCCGTGGTATCTTCAGGACGGATGGGATTAGGTCTTGGCGGTAGAGGTTCCGAAAAATGTTGGATAACGCGCTTATTACGAACCTGATTAAAATTATGGACGATGGCCTGGCGGCTATCAATGTCACCGGAATCACGGTCGCGCAGGATTTCCAGCCCACACAGCAAGGCATGGTCAAAGGCCCCGCGCTTTATCTGCATCAGGTCGGGCCGGCGAAGCGAGTCGGGTTCATGCGAAGCGATTCGCGCATCATCGACAACGTGATGACCCGGACGCAGACACAAGCCCTTGAAACCCATTATCAATACTCGGCCCTTTCGACCCAAGACCCGGCGAATCAGAATCAGTTAACGGCGCAGGACATCGCGCAATATGCCGCCTACGTCATGCAAAGCACCGATACGGTGGCGAAGTTATCCGCATTGGGATTGGGCGTTTTGCATGTCAAAGAAGTGCGCCCGCAATACTTCAGCGACGACCGGCAGCGTTACGAAGCGGACGCCACTTTTGACTTTGGTATCACGCACAAACAGATTATAGTCACGACCGTTCCGGTAGTCGAAACCGAAGAATTCCAAATCCTGCCAGTCTAGGGGGCTTAAATGGCGATTTCCTTCAAACGATATGTGGACATTGTTTCGGGAGTCGGGGCCGCCACCAGCGTCGCGGAACGCGAACTGATTGGCCGCATGTTCACGGACAACAATTTAGTCCCACCGCAATCGTTCATCGAATTCGACAATGCCGATGATGTCGGCACCTACTTCGGAACCAATTCCGAAGAATATCTGCGCGCCCAGTTTTATTTCGGATGGGTTAGCAAATCAATCACGCAAGCCACCAAACTTTCCTTCGCGCGCTGGGTCGATGTCGCTGTCGGCAGCATGATCTTCGGCAAGGTCGGAAGCTATGCGACTTCGCAGTTCACCGGTATTTCGAACGGCGCATTGAACCTGACCTTGGGCGGATTCACTCATACCCTTACGGGCATTGATCTGTCGGGCGCGGGTTCACTCACGGCTGTCGCCGCCGATATGCAGACAGCCATTCGCGCCTATAGCGCGGGCGGTCTGGCGTGGACTTCAGCCACAGTTTCTTATGACGCGACCCACAAACGCTTCGATTTCGTTTCTGGCACCACGGGCGCGGATGTCATAACGGTCGGCGTTGCCGGCAGCGGCACCGATCTTCGCAATCCCCTCGGCTGGGGCGCGGGCGCAATCCTCGCCAACGGCAGCGCGGTCGAAAGCATCACCGATACCCTTACGAATTCGGCGGCTGCCTCGAATAACTTCGGCGCATTCCTGTTCCTGCCAACGCTTTCGCAAGACCAGATCGTGGAAGCATCGACGTGGAACGATGCCCAAAATCTTATGTTCCAATACATGGTTCCCGTCACGGCGGACACCGCTGCGGCGATTTCCGCAGCCATCATGAATTTCGGCGGCAGCGCGATGACGCTTGCCCCGATTTCGACCGAGTATCCGGAACAGATTCCGATGATGATTATGGCCGCGACCAATTACGATGCGACCAACGGCGTCCAGAACTATATGTTCCAGATTTTCGCGGTCACGCCTTCGGTCACGACCGATGCGGATGCGAACACCTACGATGCGCTGCGCGTCAACTATTACGGCCAGACCCAGCAAGCCGGAAACCTTATCCAGTTCTATCAGCGCGGCGTTTTGACGGGCTTGCCCGTTTCGCCTGTCGATCAGAACGTCTTCGCCAACGAACAATGGCTGAAGGATGCGGCGGCGGCGGCTATCATGACGTTGCTTTTGGCGTTGCCGCAAGTGTCGGCTGACAATCAGGGTCGCGCCCAACTTCTCGCGCAGCTGCAAAGCGTGGTCGATCAGGCGTTGAACAACGGCACCATCACGGTCGGAAAGCCGCTGACGCAGACGCAAAAACTTTACATCACCAACGCGACAGGCGACAGCAATGCCTGGCAGCAAGTTCAAAGCATCGGTTACTGGCTGAACGTCATAATCCAGCCCTTCACCGAGGATGGAGTCGTCCATTACAAAGCGGTCTATACGCTCATTTACAGCAAGGATGACGTTATCCGCGAAGTCGATGGCAGCGACATCTTAATCTAACGGGGGAACTATGACGCAGGACATTTCTGGCTTCGGCCTTGTCGTTAACATCATCGCCGATAAGACCTATCCGGTCGGCCTGACGATCACCCAGTTCGCGGACGATAGCGACCCTCTGGACATCGCCAGCGTCAAAATCGCCGACACCGCCATGGGCCTGAATGGGGATTTGCTGGCGTGGGCTAAGGCCGTCACGCTACCGGCGATCCTGAACGTCATTCCGGGCAGCGAAGACGATGCCGCGCTTCAGATCCTCGCCAACGCGAACCGCGCCGGGCAGGGAAAAAGTGTGGCCGGCGACAACATCACCATGACTGTCATCTATCCTGACGGTTCAACATCGCAATATCAGGGCGGTCGCATCACGGATGCCGTGTTCGGCAAATCTGTCGCTGGTTCCGGACGGCTGAAGACGAAGCCTTATGGCTTCTCGTTCCAGAATAAAGCCGGGTAATCATGGCTGGTGACTCCGCTAACCAGCTTCTTAAGCCGCAAAATCTGACCGTAAAAGATCAGGACGGCAACGAACGCAATTATATCATCTCGCGCTTCCCCGCGACGGTCGGGCGCGAAATGCTTTGCCAGTATCCCATTACGGCGTTGCCGAAGGTCGGCGATTATCCGGCCAACGAAGGCCTGATGCTGAAGCTGATGTCCTATGTCGCCGTCCCGACCAAAATGGGCGTGGGCGCGCCTTTGCGCCTCACCACGCAAGCCTTGGTCAATAACCATGTCCCCGATGGCGAAACGCTCATGACCATCGAAAAGGAAATGCTGACCTATAACACAAGTTTTTTTTTAAGAGGAAAAACCTTAACTTTCTTCGACGCTATCATGCAGAATGTGACCAAGAAGATTATCGAAACATTGACGGTTTCATTGCAACAATCATCAACGCTAGCAAAGCCACCCTCCAAGAACTGAAAACCGTTTACGATCTTGAAGAAGCGTTTTTGCTGTGGGAATGTATCGTCACGCAGCGATTTAACGAATGGCAAGCCGCCAAACATGCGGAAAGGGCGGCGGGGATGAAGCGATGAGCGTATTAGATACATTTTTTATCCGCTTCGCTTCGGACGCCAAGGAAACGACCAAGGACGTTTCCGCGCTCGATAAACAAATCGCGGAACTGGCTTCCAAAGGCGACAAGCGCAGCGAGGCCGAAACGAAGCAGTTGAAAGAACTGCGCCAGCTTCGCCAAAACACCATCCAAGATTTGAAGGATGTCGATAAGGTCGCCAACGATACGAACGGCACATTCCTTTTGCTGGCGACCAACGCACTAAGCGCGGTCGCTGCGTTCGCATCCTTCGATGTTCTTAAAAACGCGACGGCGCAATCCATCAGCTATAACGCCGAACTGGAACGCCAGCATATCCTGACCGGCGAGGC